GAAACGACCCCTTAATGGCAACAGTAGCTCGAAGGTGTGAGGGTGTCGGTGCGGGCGCACGTAGGTCCCAGGTCATATTCCTTCCGGCGTCCGGCATTTTACCGCCAGACAGCTCGGGATTCGTGATATCACCGTTCTTGCAGAATACGGTGATGACGTACATACCGTAAATAGTGCCGGTGCCATCCAGTAACGGCCAGGCGCGCCCCTCGTCAGCCATTAAACGAATGGCCGTCATCGTCAACTTTCCGCCGGTGAGCTCCGGGTAAAGCACACCGGCCAGGGTAATTTTTTCATCCCCCGGCCCCAGATACTGGAAAGAATCCCGCTTACCAACGCGGGAGTTTGACGGCCACCGATATTCGGCGTCGCGTTGCATCGTCTGGTGTGGCAATGTCTGACGCATAAAAACAAACATACCGAGTGCGAGCATCATTTTTCGTCACCTCCTATCCGTCGTGGTTCATGCTGGCACGCTGGCGGGCGCGTTTTTCACGCTCAAATTTTTCGAGCGCATCCTGTAACTGGCGATCGAGCTGCGTACCGCTGCCGCCCCCCTGAACGTCGATGTGATATTCGTTTTTACTTTGGTCTATATAAGAACGTCCCGCCGGTGCGGTGACGGGTTGATATGCCTGATAGCCACCGTAAGTGCCGGTTGCCGGAATATAAGAGTTACTCTGCGTGGCTGCGTTCGCTTTCGCGGCAGTCTGGTCAAGCGTGCTGGACTCTTTATTAATAATGCCGAGTTTCTCCAGCACCCAATCAATACCGCTGCGCAGCTTATTGAATGCTGTAAGCGGTAACGTAAGAGCGTCAGCCAGGCGCTGACCAAACAACACACCGGCATCACGAAAACTGTTTAAGGTTTCCTGCGATGACTTGACCGGCGCAATCAGGTTGTTAAACCAGTCCCACGCGGCTTTCAGTTTTCCGCCCAGCCAGTCAAACATCGGTTTAAGCGGCGCAAACAGTTCAGCTACTGGCGCAAATGCGGCCCGCATCCCTTCAATCACTCCGCCGAAAAATGCGCTGATGGGTTCCCAATATTTACGGATGAGCAATGCCCCGGCCACTATTGCGGCCACGACAGCAACAACCGGCCAGGAGATTGCGCCAATTGCAGTAACGACGCCACCGGCCACCGTTGTAAATACGGTACCGAGCACCGTCGCAGCGGCGATGATGGCATTAACTCCCGTTATAACCGGCCAGGCAATCAGCCCAATGGCCCCAATCATACCCACCACGCCAAGCGCCACGGCGGTAATCACCCCAAGCGTCTGCGCAAGCTCTTTATTTCGCTGGATCCACTTATCAAGTTTGAGCACGTAGCCAGTCGCAGTCTGCACCAGTTTGCGTAATGAGGATTCCTGCTGGTCAAACAGGTCGGTGCCAACAGCCTCATACGCAGACTGAAACTCTTTGAAGTCGCCGCCGAGGTTATCCTGCATGACTTTAACCAGCTCCTCGGTCTTGCCGTCCGAGGCTTTAAATGCAGCCGTGAGCTTGTCCAGCTTTCCTGATTGAGCCGCGTTCATCAAAACAGCGGCGGCAGAGCTGGCCTCTTCACCAAATATCGTTTTCATGTATTCAGCGCGCTGACCGGTACCCAGTTTATTTTTATCAAAACTGGCCTGCATTTCCTTCAGGATGGTAAAGATCGGGCGGGTATTCCCTTTACTGTCTGCCGTTTTAATTCCAAGTTCTTTAATCGCCGCGTAGGCTTGCCCGGTCGGTGCCTGGAGTCGACTTAAAATAGCGCGACTACCCGTACCAGCCATTGATCCCGTAATTTTCGCATCATGTAGGGCGCCAACCATTGCAGCGGCTTCCTCAATGCTGACACCGGCATTTTTCGCCACCGGCGCAGCATATGTCAGCGCATCACTAAGCCCGTCAAAATCTGCTGCGGTTTTATTCATTGTCATCGACAGGACATCACCGATGTGAGAGACCTGCTCGTTAGAAAGCTGGAAAGCTGATTTCATCCCCATCAGCAAACCGGCGTTCTCTTCCATTGTTCGACGGTTAGCAAGCGCCATATTAAGTGTGACGGGCGTCGCCGCCTGAATCGCTGCCGCATCGCCGCCCGCTTTCGCGATGATAATCTGAGCTCCGGCAGCATCATCGGCAGAGGCGGCAGTATTGTCGCCCAGCAGTCGGGCTTGTTTTCGCAAAGCCGTCATTTCTGCGGAGTCTTTCGCCACACCGAGTACAGCCTGTAACTCGGAATTTTTCTGCGCAAAATCATAACCCGGTTTCATCAGTGCAACACCGGCCAGCGTGCCGGTCGTCGCCATACCGACACCGGCGGCACCCATTGCGGCAGCGTTTCCGGCCAGCTCTTTACCTGCCTGATATCGCTGCTTAACCGCATTGAGCTTTGCCTGTTGCGCGCTGACGCGCGCCAGTGCTTCACGCTGGCGATTGAGCTGCACCGTCGTTTCGCTGATGCTGGTTTTTAACCGGCGCTCGTCTGCCGCCAGGGTGCGGGTATTGATTCCCGCCTGGCTGAGCTCTTGCCTCTGGCGTTGTACAGCCTGCCGCAAGCTGTTGTGTTTGAGCTGGAGCGCTGCGGCGCTTTTACGTGCGGCATCCATTGCCTGCGCCTGCGCGCGCGTCGGCTGTTCCGTATTTTTAAACTGGATCGCCAGCGCGGCGGCTTCCTGCTTCGCTTTCTTCAGCTCCTGACCGGTAACGGCGAGTTGCGCGCTTGCCTTGCGAAACCCGTCAATACGGGATGCCTGGCCGTTCAGTTCACGCAGTGATTTTTGAGTGTCCCGGATATCACCAGACAGCGTTTTGCTCGCTGTCTGGATGGTTTTAAACGGGCGGGTCGCCTGGTCAACAGCCTTGAGTAATACCTGCAATTTAACGTCGTTACTCATTCGTGTTTCCGCTTCGCTGTAGCGCCTTTTCGCGCCAGGTGGTGAGCTCGGTCAGGCTCATGGGATATAACTCTGATGGCGGCCAGTGAAAAATCACCGCGATATCCGCCATCAGGTCATCGACCGACATATCTTTCGGAAAATTTAATCCGCCAAATTCGGCGACAAAAAACCGATCACCTTTGTTGCCAGCGCCATCAAATCGGGTAAATCCATCATGACGACATCCGACTCGGTGAGTGATGGGCTGGTCATACGCGGCAGCACTTTAATCAGGGCATCCACTTCAGAGCGCGCAACGTCGGCCAGGCTGACACCGCGCAGGGTTCCGGCGTTGGGCTTCATCAGGGTGATTTTTTCGATGACCTGCTCGCCGCGTTTGATGGGGTTTTCCAAGGTGACGATGTTTTCTTTGCTCATGAGTTTCTCACTATTTACGGATTCGGGGTTAACCGGCCAGACATGCTGGCCGGGGAAAAATTACAGACCGATATTGCGGCGGTGCTGGTCGAGTCGGTCGACGCCGTTCACCTTCTCAATCATGTTGAGGACGTCGATTTCTACCAGCTCTTTACCGTTCATGGTCAGCTTGTAGTACGTGCAGACCAGCGATAACTTGCTGCTGGTATCCTCGCCCTGTTTGCTCTCGCCGTTATCGACTTCCTTCACCTTGAAACGGGTCTCAACTTCCACCGCCACGGTTTCGCCGGTATCGTCCCGCTGGTAAGAGCCTGCATAGCGCAGTAGCGTCCCGGTACCGACGGCACCATATAGCGACCAGATCGCATCATCAGGGAAGCCGCCGAGGGAAATCTCCATCGCCAGTGCGTCATCGTCGAGGCCGAAATCGACAGGGGCCGAGCCTGACATCCCGCCGCCCCGGTAGTTTTCCAGCTTACGGGTCAGCTTTGGCAGGGTGACGGACTCGATAACGCCGAGATAGCTGACGCCATCCAGAAACGTGTTCAGGTATTTGAGCTTGCGCGGCATTGCCATTGGTCAGGGCTCCTTAATTGCTGTTCACCGATGACACCAGATTCGCCAGGTATTTATCGGTAATGCGCTGGCGTAGCGTCAGGTTTTCGAGAGGGGGAACCGGCGTATAGTCGTAATCGATATACAGTTTCCCGGCTTTGAGGGTCGCCGCGTCGTTGGCCGATTCATCAAACCAGCAGGTCGCATCGACGATATAGCCCGCCGTTTTCATCTCGCGGAATTTCGCATTGATACCCGCAACGATGTCTTTAATCAGCGTGGCAGTGATCGGCTTGTCGACCGCCCACATGTGACCCGCGGCCATTGTGTCGGCGATAACCTGCGCGGTGCGGGTGTAGTTCTCAAACAGGAACAGCGGGTCATCGGAGCAGCAGCGGTTACCCCAGAAGCGGAAACCGTCTTTGCGAATGAGCGTGGTGACGCCAGCCTCGTTAAGCAGGTCGGCATCGGTGCCGGATTCCTGCAAATCCCAGAAGACCGACGCGCTGATGCCGGTGACGCCATTCACGCCAACGTTTGACAGGGTTTTATGCCAGCCGGTGTCCTGGTCGATTTTGGCGCGCAGGCCCAGCGCGCGGGCGGTCGCCCAGGCGGTTTCGGTCGCGTTCGCCGTGGTATCCCATGCCAGAAAATCCGGCCAGATAACCATCAGCTCACGCTGGCTGAAATTCTCGCGATAGAGCATCGCCTCGGAAATGTTCTGGCAATCCCAGGCGCTGATATAACCAAATGCGCGCAGCTTCTGGCAAATCGGCGCGAGCGCGGTCGCAACCTCAAGGGAATCGAGACCCGGCACGCCAAGGATGCGCGGTTTAACGCCAGTGACTGCCTCCGCCGTGAGCAGCGCTTTCAGCCCGGTGTAATTGCCGCTTTCGTCGGTGCCGCCGATGATATTAGAGATAGTCTGCGCTTCAGCATCATCGCCGGTACCTTCGGCAACGCGCACGACGACAATGACCGGCTTAGACTGGTCGGCGATTGCCTGGAGGGATGCGGCCAGGGTGCCTTTTGTACCCGCTTTCGCAATGGCGCTTTGCACGCTGGTAATCAGTACGGGCTTATTGAGTGGGAAGGTGGCGGCATCGGCATCGCTGGCCGTGCAGACCATGCCGATAATCGCCGTTGATACGGTGGAAATGACGCGGGTGCCGTCGTTAATCTCGACAACCTGGACGCCGTGATGAAAATCGCTCATCCGTTTAACTCCGTGGTTAAGGGTGAGCATTATTTTCAATCGTGGGGGAAGGGGTGACGAGTCATCCCCGCTGTAACAGGGACGATACAACAGGAATGACCGTCACAGGGTCAGGCGACACGGCTCCAGCACATCAGCAGGGTGTGAGCTCCCACCACACTGAACGATTTACCCTCGCCGAGGCTGGCGGTTTTGCCGGTGGTCGTGTGTTTGTGCGGTGGCACCGTGACTTCATGCTCGTGCTCTCCTGCGTCATCCGTTACGCCCAGCTCTTTCGGGTTAAAGAGCTGCCGGACATCGCCACCAATCTCCCAGGGGTCATCTTTACCAGCCACGCCGCCATGATTGTGCTTCCCGTTGCGCGTGGTCGTCAGCTTCAGCTCTGCCTGTTCGCTGGTCTCGCCTTTCACATCAACCTGCACAGCGGGCAGGTTAGCCCGCTGGAGGGTGACGGTATCGCTGCCGCCGGTGGTGCCCACGTTTGAGCCGTCCGCTTTCGCCACCCTGATTGTCAGATTTTCGCCGGTATACACCCATTGGGACCACGGCCAGCGTTCATTGGGATTGAGGTTCTGGTTAAAAAACCGCGTGGTTCCGACGGGGTTATCCTCTTCCCAGGCGTCGCTTACCGCCTGCTTAACTGCATCAGTAATGGCCTGTTTAATATCTGTATCGAGCTGGCTCACGACCTCATCAGCATAATCCTTCGCCTCTCTTTTGGCTCTGTTAACCTCATCCACTGAGGCTATAATGACCGTGGGGTCAGCTTGCAGTTCTACCGCAGCGGTATTGCTGACCGCAATCCATAAATTAACTGACTGCATTCTACCCGCCCCCTCAGAAAGAAGAGGTTTGTACGTTGGTGCGAGGTTTGCAACGGCAATGCACTCACCATCCTCATCATAAAGTGCGGCCTCACGTATCCAGAAACCACCTACCTGCGGCATGATCAGAATTTCAGTGCGAATAACATTCGCAGCCATATCTGCTATCTCTACACGGTTCAGGGCGGCGCGATATTTTTCATTGATGAGGCCGGATGATAAATCGCCCACCGTCACTGCCGCTCCATTACCATCACCAACCGCCATTTCAGTGAAAACGACCGGTTTTCCGGTTACAATGGCCTGAGCCATCCGCTCTTTCCCTGTGGCAGTCAAAATGGCGCTATATTTATTCTCTGCCATTCTTATCACCCATCAATATTGTTAAAAAAACATTCGCTGCCGTGTCACTTATAATCCCCACGCAGCAAGAACCGGAGCCAGCAGCGCATCACCCCACTGAGCACCACCCAGCTCTCCCGGGTGAACATCATCCGGCAGTGATACCGTCTGGACGCCAGTATCTGACGTGCCCGTTACCGTCTCATTCATCCCGTATTTGTAGCTGAGCTGTGCCCAGGCCGGAGCCAAAATGATTTGTTCATTCAGTCGGTTGTCAAATTGCCTTATCTTCTGAGTGATCCATTTGGCAAAGTCGGGCCAGTTTTGCGGGGCACTGACGCCTGACCAGCCGAAAGCCTGATGAGAAATGACGAACCTGGAATTCGGCAACTTCTCCCTGAATTTGGCGATCATAAATTCCTGAGCGGCAACTGTTTGAGCCGGAGTGTAGTTGTAATACAGGTCGTTATAGCCGAGCTGAATCACCACGACGAGTTTATCGCTGGTACTGATACCGGATGCAGCCATCCACGCGGCCACGTCGAAAATGTGATAATTAGCGAGATTCGGATTATCTGCATAGCTCTGCCCGCTGTATGCCTTGTCATAACAATACTGCGGATATGTCGCAAAATCGGCAGCTACTGCATCACGCAGAAATGGCTGGCTGAAATTCGTTTTCTTCGTCTTCCCGATATAGTCGAACGTAGTCCAGCCGCCACGACCGTCAAATGGAATTCCGTCATCTGGTGTGTTTGGTAGGGTATAACCACCGTCGTCCGTCATGCCGCGTGTTTTTCGGGAACCCACGCCCACATATGTCGCCCCAGTCGCGTTGACGGCAAAATACAGCCACGGAACACAGCGTTCACCCAGACTGTCCATAATGCATGCTACTTTTACGCTGCCTGACTGTGCGGCCGGTAGTCTGGTAAATGTCGCTTTCTTCCTGTAAACAGCACCCGACTTATCTGCGCGGGCATTAACTACCAGCGTGGGGCCATTGATTTCTGACGGTAAAATGGTGGCGTCCGGCACGATACTTTTGAGCAAAATCGGCTTTCCTTCATAACCATGACTGGAAAGCACCACATCAGCGCCGTTATGCCACGGACGTTCACCACTTACCAGATTAGCGCCATAAAAGCGAAGCGGCCTCCCCTCCACTGCATAAAAGTGCGAAGGGAAAACAACATCAGTGTTCTGATTCGTTATCACCCCACTTTCCAGATTTGTTACGCGCGTCTCAATCCCGGCTGCAGAGGACATGAGGCTATACAGAATTGCTGTCGCCGGAGTAAAGAAGGTACCGTTTGCAGAAACAGGGATCATTGTGATGTCAGCGGAGTAGCCTCCCGCTTTTGCAGAGGAATAAACCCCCCATCCCGAAAAGACCTGGCCGGAGGCTATCGGTAAGTCAATCTCGTGATAATCCCCATCAGCTATCAGTGGCTTCTCATTGCCCCCCCAGGCGCTGCCATTTCGACTCTGGATTTTTAATGCGGCACTGGTAGAAGATATTTTATACATCATCTTGACGGTTGATACGCCAGTGACGGCGTTGACCGTGTTCAGTAGCTGCTTATACACCACACCGGCATCACTTAACGTGTAGGTGTAAGGCGAGCTTTTTACAAATGAATCAAACGTTGAGCTCTGGGACAGTATGGCCAGAACAGCATTAGCTGATGCCACTGCCGAATATAGCGAATCAATCTGCTCTGTCAGCGCATTTTTTTTCCCGTAGTTGACCTCTGCGAAAAAAGACCCTGCGGATATTTCCGCTCTGGTGTAAATTTTTAATTGTTTTGTGTCTGCCGCGGCTACGAGTGTAATGGTCTGTCTGGCACCACCACCTGCGAGCTGCACTTCGTCACTTGTCCACGCGCTGTCATTTGCCAGCCTGGCAAATAAACGTCCCGCCGTAACATCCAGCGAATAGTTTAAAGTTACAACGCCACCGGATGGCACGCTGATGCCCGCATACATCTCTGAGTAAATACCCGTTGAATTAACATAATTAACACGGTTGTCATTTGTTTGGGAAAGGACAAAAAACGGATATCCGCTATTGTTCACCCAGTTGTTAACTAAGCCAATTTTGGTTTTCTCTGTCAGCGATGCCTGTCCATCCATTGCGGCCAGGATAGCGGCCGTAATTGCGTTTTTCTTATTGCTGTACGCAACAATAGATAACTGGATATCGGTAGCCAGGCGAGTATTAACACCTACTGCGATTAACGTAGCCGTCGCCGCAGTCGCCGTCAGCTTGATTTCCTGCCAGTTATCGCTGGCTGTCAGCGTTACCTGGTTGCTGACGAACGTTCCGTTGATTGAGGTTTTCAGCCCTACTGAGGGTGCCCCGCCTTTACCAGAATATTTATAGCGGACGGTAATAATATCCCCAGTGGCAACCGGGATCTGCAAACTGCCACACGCCTCCCGATACCTTATGCTGTTTACAGCGTAAGCATGAAGCGAAAGTGTGTTCTCATTCGGTGATAAAAATTCATCAAAGGGATACAGGGTATTACCCTCCCACCCTGAAACGAAACCGACCACCATGCTCTTTATAATGCTTTCGATGTATTCCATCGCAGGTAATGACTTACCTGTTTTTTGCACCGCCCCCGACAAAACCCTGTACTCATCTACCCAATTTTTTGAGTCGGAAGATCGAATTGCAATTAAATTTCCTTCTGTCAACCTCCCCGAGTTAATAGCTTCCTGGGCCTGTGCTTCAGAAGAATAAGGCATCTCCCCAGACTGCATACCATTAATCTGATCTTTTATCCATCTCGTGCGGCTTGCAATGGCTAACGCTTGCTTATTGGCAACACCATTTAACCCACCTGAAACTTTATCACCTCGGGTGATAAGAGGCACTGTCTCTACCCACTTACTTTCTTCGCTTATGTCCGTCATATTACTCACCCGAATAAATATTATTTCCGTTGAAAAATACTGTTCCGTCGTAATAAATGCTTTCCGATGGGGCATAATCCGGTGGAAATACCTCTAATGTATCCCCGTCGTACGCAGCTACGCCGATCCATGCCTGTCCATTTGTCCCTGTCAAAATAGTCATTTGCGAAATATGCCGACTGGCTGGCTTCGCGTCGCCAATAATCCGCTCAAGCTCGTAAATCATCGGCTCCGTGATACCGATGTCATTCAGATCGATCACAAGCCGAAACGTCCCGGCGGGGTCGGCCACTTCCCACCATTCCTGGAGCGTCATGCTATAGCCCAGCGTTTCAATCACGCGCCGCACGGCGGCGACGGTTCCCTTACGTTGGTGGATCCAGAAAGCATCACTGACCGCCTGTCGTTTAACCGTCTCTGACCATGTTTCCTCCCAGCGGTCGACGGAAAACGCCCAGGCCAGATAAGGCAGGAACTTTGCCGGGCATTTCCACGGATTCCATAAATCACGCAGCGATACGGGTAAATCGCTGATAGAGGCGCATGCTGCGGCAGCTCGCTGTTCCAGCAGAGATGAACCAGACGCCATCAGCGAATTATTCATCCGATCCCCCGATAATAACGCGGGCGTCAGTGCAATAAGCGGCCTGCGTTTTATCCAGCACTACATCGGCCAGCGGTTCGCGCAACTCAACGCGCTGAACCCCCTGCACATGCAACGCGGCGTAAATCGCCGACATTCGGATGTCACGACCGAGGCGGCGCTGTTCCGTGATATAAGCGGTTAACTGTGCCTTGGCAGTAGCAAGAATCGGCTCGGTCGCCGGTCCGGGGTAAACATACAGCACCGCGTCGATCGCATAATTGACGATTTCAGCCGAGACGACTGTCAGGCGGTCAGCGACCGGTCGTACACTCTCATCATTCAGCGCGGTACTGACGGCCAGCAATAAATCATCCGACGCCGTGCCGTCGCCTTCCCGCGACAGTACCGCGATAGTTACCTCTGCTGGAGCCGGGCTATTAGCCGAAGCATCCGCGACACGTCCGTCGGCACTCAGGGCGTGAAATTCATAGGCACCGGTTGGCCCGGCAACACTCATCCCCTCAAAAGCAGCCGGTACGCGCTGGCGCAAATCGCTGTCGGATTCCATGACCGCCGCCACCGGCGGGATTTGGGTCTCGTCTCCGGGGGTGATGACCAGGCGTTCAACGTTATTATTTGCCGCGAGCTGGTCGAGGTCGTTTTTGATGGCATAGGCCACCATCCCGGCTTTCGCCGCCTCGTTAATGCGCTGGCGTAAAATCACCTCGCGATAGGCATTCTCTTCGAGATATTTCACCAGTGGCTCAGACTCCAGCGTTAATGTCCTGGCGACCGCATCCTGCTCATCTTCCGGGTACAGTGAAATCAGCGTCGCTTTGCGCTCGGCGAGGATGGTTTCAAAATCCAGTGTTTCCACCACATCAGGCGCGGGGAGCTGGCTCAGGTCGATAACTGCCATAGGTTCAACTCACAGGGATGGTTAAGGAAAGGCTCTCGCCGGTATCGGTAATTTGGCCGGTCACGTCGACGACCATCTGCCCGTTAAACTGCCGCGCAGTGGTGATGCTGGTCAGCCTTACGCGCGGCTCCCACTTCAGGATCGCCATGTAGCACGCGGCCATAATTTGCAGCTCAAGCGCCGGGGTCTGAGGCTGGTCAATCATCTGCGACAACAGCGAGCCGTATTCACGACGCATGACGCGGGAGCCGACGGGTGTGCGCAGAATATCCCCAATGCTCTGGCTGATATGGTCAACATCTGAAATGCTTTCACCGTTCGTGCGGTTCATGCCGAGATAACGCGCTGTCATTTGGTGCCCTCCGTCCATTCATCGCCGCGCCTGATGCCGCCGTGGCCGTGTTTATCCACCTGAACACCGTTGGAAGTGAAAGCGCCGCCGCTGTGCTCGATATCACCTGACATCTTGCCGCCTTGCTTCACCTCCAGCGTGCCGGTCGTCAGTTTGTTGGTGCAGACCACCTCCGGTGTATCGAGGGTGATGCGGGTCTCGGCTTTTACCAGCACCACCGGCACGCTGACGGCAACCGAATCGGATGCGGTCACATCGGCAGTTTTAATGCCGGTGACGGTCAGCGCGCCGGTTTCCGGCTCATAACTCATGACAGCACCATCAGGAAACTCGACGAGCCAGGCATCCGCTGAGTCCGATGGCGCGGGGTTATCGTCGGAATAAATACCCGGCAGCACAAAAGCGGTATCGAGCTCACCGCCCACAGCCAGAATCATCACCTGCTCACCAATGGAGGGAGCCCACCAGGTGCGCGAGCGCCCGGCCCGATGCGTCAGCCACTGGAGCCAGTCGGTATAAATGCCGCCGGTCTGCACGCGACAGCGCCCGGCATCGAGGTCAGTTTCGACGACGATGCCGGTGCGGATCATGTTGCGTATCGCCCGGGCAAGTTCCTGGATAGATGCGAGAGTATTCATAGGGGAAAGGATGCCGCCAGAGAGTTCTGTCGGCAATTTTTAGCTTTTTGCTCAAGGCTGGCACATCAAGACTATGCTATAAAGATAAAAGAAATGTGATGCGAATTAATTACTCATTAATAAAAACTGAGAAACATTGTTCATTTGTGATAGGCTGTTCCCCATCCCAAAAAGACACATACATATGGTGGAGGCCTTTATATGCAGTTTCCTCCCAATGTTTTGCAAAATACCGTTTATCAGCAGATGAGAAGGTGGCGTTTTCAAACGCCTCGTGATTCCCATTATTTAAATTTTTAGACGCCTCACTGCCGGTGTTTACCACCCTGAATTTAAATCTCGGATTTTTATATAGAGTGCCCGAATGAAAGTATCCTTTAAACGATATCCCTCTCCCTTTTTTTATTGTTCGAGAGCAAGGGTAATATTCATCATCAGACACATCATCTTCATCATCTTTCAGGCTTGCTCTGATATAAAAACTTTCCTCTTCTATACTCGTTGGTAATAGCTTGAGATAAAATTCATTCTTTAAAACAAACTGCTTATAATTAATTGGATTACCTTGAGCATCTTTATAGTTTGGAGTAATGTATTTTACAGGTACAGTTTCATTCGATTTTGTAACAGTTTTAATAGACAACTGATTATCATCAAGTCCTAAAAGTTGGGCAAGACTATCGCCAATCATTATGCAATTCTTTGGTGCCTTTTGTTGAAGTTTTGCTGCCACATCGACAAAAAATGAAGTTGCAGTAACCTCTCGACTCTCCTGATACCCATACACCCCCCATACAACTTGATCATTCGCTCCATAATCGATACCAATTCTTATCCCTAAGTTCTCATCAACACCTAAATCATTAAGTTTGGGTATTACGACACTTTTAAACATTTCTATTAAGTATGTAGCACAGTTTATTGCATCAACAGCACTATCAGCAATTCGACCCTCCTGCGTATTTATATCACTTCTGAAGAAAGCCATCACAGCATCCCCCATTATTCTATGGACGTGACCATCAAATGAATTAACAGTTTCAATAGTGCATCTTATGATATCGTTTTTAATTCTAAAGACTATATCAGGAGTAAATATAACACCTAGCTTAGTTGAACCTATAATATCCATAAACATTGTTATGGCATATCCATTCCTTAACTCTCCCTCCTTCATATTTGAAAAATCAGGATGACAGCCGAATGTAGGCATTAACTTCCCATGCTTACCAAATTTCCCCCTTACTATTTCTTTTACGCCATAGTGTTGATTAACAACACTTTCTTGAATACTTTCCATAGCTACAGCATCATTCAGAAAATCAAATGACTTACCTAACCCCTCAAGCCCAGATGCTGAATCAAAAGCAGAATCTGCTTTTACTAAATCGCGCGATCTTGCCCGTGATTCAGAAATTGTTTTTTCCAGACTACGCTCTAAGTTAGAATATATATTCTTAATTGACATACCCCACCCTCACAGATTAGATAAGAAAATTATATAAATGGAGAAGCAAATTACACCGGTAGCCACCTCGATGCATTTTATAGCAATTATTTGATTTTCATATTTTGATAACAAAGCCTTTGACAAATTATGATTCAATGATATTAATTGATTAAGGAAAGATGAGTCACCTACTGTACAAAATTCTTTTTTATAATCAGCCAGGCTATCGTAGCCTTTCACTATATCAACAAATGAAAAGGTATTAACACTTTCACTTACCTTAATAAAAGGAGTTATCCCTTTCAATGAAAAAAACACTGACACTATAAGAAAACACAAAGCCAATCCAAGCAAGAAAGACAAGAAACACTTATCAGAACCAACAACAACAAAAGAAGTAATTTTGTCAAAGTTCACGGCAATTGCAGCTATTATGGCAGAGGCCAAGCTGAGCAATATTGTTGACTTAGTATTAGCATAATTTAAATACGTATCCGTGCGAATGATAACTTTAATCATCAATTCTATTTTCTTATTAACCTGATTTTCATTTTCTTCGCTAGTTTCTCGCACGCGCCACCTTCTTTTGGGATTATTCCTGTAGATTATTAATGATCAAGGCCTCCACAAAGTCAACATCATCAATAGAAAAGCCAACTAACTGGCGCGTAGGGTACTCAATAACGCGGCCGTATAGGGAGGGTTTATCTTGTAATCCAAACTGATGCACGCGGGCGATGCGCTGCACTTTTCCGGTAAATTCCACCACCGCCGCGCTGTCGTTACCGCTCGCTTTCATATAGCGGTTGGTTCGCAGTTTCGCGAACATCTCGCGCTTAATCCGGCCTTTCTTTGCCCTGACGGGCTGGCGCTTACGCGGGGCAAATGGCGAACCGTCCGGCGCTTTCTGTGACTTAATCCGCTGTTGTTGCCGCTGGCGCAGTTTCTTCGCAATGTCGACGGTCATCCGACGCCGCCCGGCAGGAGAAAGGGCCGCTATCAACCCGGCAAGCTTGTCCTCAAAGGGTTTGAAGTCATTCATCCCATTTACTCACCAGTTCGCCATTACTCCACATCTCAACAGGGCGCGTCACCGGCTCCGGCGGTGGCGGCTCCGGGGTGTTCTCAACGTACATTGCGCCGTCGGCCTCTTTGACCAGGGTGCGCTCGGTCAGCAACAGGCTGATGCTGACATCAAGGCTGCTGTCGTTATTAATGTCAGCGTACCAGGCAAATCCTTTTTTTCTCCCCTCGTCGGTTGTCATGATGTCCGGCTGATTGACGCGCAACCAGGCCATAATCGGCACAAACAGCAGGTCAATATCGTCGGTAAAATCCGTGACCACGATGTTAAGCGTGTACCGCTTTTCAAACGACAGGGAGCGCGCCAGCGTCGCCGTATTGTTGCCATCGTCCAGGCGAAGGTGAAGCATATCGGGGTTGGTACGCAGTACCGGTACCGCATCAGTTAAGGCTTTTCGCAGACTGTTGGGCTTTAACATCGATTTCATCCTGGCATTGTTTAACCGTATCGACCTGGATTGCGCAGCTTTTCAGGGCGTTTTCGAGCTGGCGTATATCCGCACTCAGGTCGCCATTAGTCAGCGGGTCGCTGCCCGGCATCGGGCAGGGACTGACCTTCGGGCAGGCGTTGTAAACAATCACCGGCGGCGGCGTTGGTACAGGCGGCGCGCTGGTGCAACCGGCGCACAGCATCAGGTAAATCAGCGCGATACCAGCGGCGAAACGCGTCATTTTCATTGAGTAACCTCGTGATAGTTTGTTCACGCCGAAAAGCCAGCAGGTTAGCCGCCGTGAGCTTATCCCTCATGGCAACCTGCGCCAGCTCTTTGCGCTGCGACTGCTCTGTGGCAACGTTGAGCTGATTTTTCAGCATGGTGATCGTGGTTTTCTGCGTACCGGCGACCCGGTTCGCACGTTCAAATGAGGCGCGCAAATTGCTGTTATCGTGTCTCATCCACAGCAGACCCGCACAGGCCAGCGCCAGCAGGAGAATCACTATCTTCATGCAGTTCCCCCTCCGGCCTTGCGCCACACTGCGACCAGCTTGTCTAGGCTATGCTCACGCTGACCGTATCCGGCACCCGGCAATGAAGCCCAGATATTGCGACAGCGTGAAATCGCGCGCTCAATGCGCCCCTGCTGCAAATCTTCCAGCGCACCACGCTCCCGAATAAGCTGAATGGCGAGCCTGTCCTGTGATACCGGGCTGAAATCAGGCAAAGCGAGCTGTTTCTGATAATGCGGCCAGAACAGATAAAGCTGCTGGTAACGCCCGGATGCCGTGGATTTTTCCCCGCGACGATTGAAGACCTTCGCCGGGCGTCCACCGGCGAACGGGTGATCGCGATAATCGGTAAAAATCTCCGGCTTGCCATCGATACCCGTGACGATAACGTCGTAACCGTTGTTTCGGGTCAGCGGATGCGTTGCTGTCCCTTCCGAAAACGCCAGCGTGTCGAGGAATGCCGCAACGTTGGGATGTGTCTTAATGACTGCCATCGTTTTCCCCTTTTTTAATCTTGCGCTGGATAGCAAGCTCTACCGCCTGATAACCGGCGATACCCAGCATGGAGCCAAATCCGCACACGGCCGCGGTTGGCAGGTCTGGAAACTGTACCAGGGCAACCCCGGCCACCATCGAAACAAAGCCACCCAGCAACGTGCGACCAATAAAAAGACGTGCGGTGATCGGTTCACCACCGGCCAGCACTTTACCGACGACAATCAGCGCGCCGATGATAAAAAGCGAAATGACGCTTTTTTCCCCTTCCGTCATGTGGTTACTCCCAGAGGTTTATTGTTTCTGTTACGGGGGATGACTTCACATCAGGCAGCTCGATCACAGTGCCATGCGGCAATACTGCGCCGAGCTCGGCTAACCCCGGATTTGCGGCGAGCACCGACTCGAAGACCCCCTCAGTGCGCCCGTAATACCGGGCGCAAATCATGTCGAGCGTGTCGCCCTGTTGCGCGATGGCCTGCATCAGATTTGGCTCACGATGCAGCGGGGTTTGTCCTGGACGCGTGATACGGCCCAGCGCATGTCCCGCCACAGCTCGTCGACAGTGGTATCGATGCTGTCAGCTTTCTTGTCACCTTTGGCGCTGGCATCCACACCGCGATAACGCTCATAGAGCGTGGCGGTCGCCATTGAGGTGACGGCGCGCAGGTAATAGAAAACGCGCACACTCTCTCCGTCGAGATCGTCAGCCGGCACGTCGGCAAGCTTGCTAAAACCCCCGGCAATCTGCTGTTCCCGCCACAAAAACAGCTCTGCATTGGTTTCGGCGATGCCGGTTTTGATGGCCTCACGAAGCCGGGCCGGGGCGACGGTCTGCTCAAGTCGCATCCCTTCACGCACGCGTTTCGGGTCGATGTCAGGAAAGAAAAACGTATTTTTTATCACCGGCTCATCGCTGGCAGGTGGCGGGATGACCACCACGCCACCCGGCTGCGGCTCATCGTTCTTTTTAATAATCAGCGTCGTCATGACTACCTCTGAATAGGTGGGCGGTGGACGCCGGTTTCAGGTCAGGTAAAACACCCTCATCGACCGGCGTGCCGCCCTGGCGCGGGGCGCATTCTGTTAACCGACGGTCTTTTTCGGGCGGCCACGTTTAGCCGGTGCCGTGGTTTTCACGGCGCGCGGCGCTCTTACCGGGGCTTTAACGACTGTTGCCGGTTTGGGCTTCAGCTCTCGCTCAAGCCGTTCAATGTCTTTTTTGACGCCTGCCTGACAATCGAGCTGCATCGCTCGCTTGAGGTGGGCCAGCGCGTCGGCGGGCTGTTTGTTGTCCCGCAGCACCTGGCCGGTGATTTTGTGCAGTTTTGCGCGCACCTCATCAGGCATATCGGCGGCGGCGGTCAGAGCCAGCGTGTCGAGCAGCAGGCTGATGACGACCGGTTCACCGGCGGCATGGGCGCGCATGGCGGCGAGCGCCACCTCTTCGGCAAACATGTACTGCGGCGGGCGGCGGTGTTTGCCTGGCATGGTCAGACCGTACTTAAACGCGTAGCGGGCAATATCCATCGCGCCGCCGATATCGCCGACATCGAGACGCCACAGCATGACGGTCATCACGATGTCATCCTGTGCACCTTTGCCCTGTTCCAGCACGCCACTGACCCACGGCAGATAGAACGGCAGCAGCTCGCGCTTTTTCGTGGCTTTCAGCTCTTTACCAAAGATGGCTTTTAACGTGCGTTGGTCTGCGGCCAGCTTAACCAGCATCTGCTCGTAGGCAGTGGCATGCCGCAGCGGGTTGTTTTCCCGCTGCGCGGTTTCAATGGCCGAGACCCGCATCATGTGACGCCGTGCGGGGCTCGTCATCGGTTAGCCCTCCGGTTGTGCGGCAGAGAAATCGCCCAGCTTGATATTTTCAATGAAGCACCCGGCGGCGTAGGTTTCGACCACGTAATCGATGTTCATCGATTCGTAGTTTTCCACCTGGTCAAGTTTCGGGTTTTCGATGATGGATCGGCGGTGGCTTTCATCCATGAAATAGATGGACAGGTTATCGAGACGCGTCACCATAATCGCGTTCGCCGGGAAGTACGGCACACGGACGGCGGGCAGGTTGCCGATGCGTTTCTGGCTGATGATGATGTCAGCCGCGAGCGCTTCGCTGTTCGGCTGGTCTTTGTTGACGATCGGGAAATATTTATCGGCCAGCAGCTTACGGCCCACAATTGCGACGAGCTCCGAATCTTCCTGATAAATCTCGTCAATCAGGTTGTCGGTGGCATCCATGACCAGCGCATCGAGGTTAACGTAATCGCCGTTTTTACCCACGCGGATAACAGCGGAAACGACGTTTCCTTCCTCGTCGACGATTTTGCTCATCACGCGGGTCGGCGCTTCATTGCGGTATTTCTGCGGCCAGCCGACGGCGACATCCTGCAACATCGGATGAGTGGCACGGTCAGAGGTTTCGGCGCGCTCAACGCCGTTGAACCCGGCCATGATGAAATCGAGCGCCTGCCGCTGGATGATGGCATCGCGAATACGGCGCTGGAAGTCCTGGAAGCGCGCCCACAAATCCAGCTTTTTATATTTGAAGTGGAAGTCAAAGTTGACCTGATCGCACTCGTATTTTTTGGACTCCAGCGCGGTAAAGTCGGCGGTTTTACGCTCCTTGCCGCTGTTGGTGTCCGTGGTGCTGGCGATGGTGCCATTGACGCCGACGCCAATTTTTTCACCCTTCAGCTCATCCACCGGCACGATATTAATTTTCTGCAAAAAGGCCGATGACATCTGCACGGTGTTCATCATGGTTTGCGTGACGGACGGCTCGACAGAGAATTTTTTACTCACGTCGTCCGTGTCGATGCCGTTCAGCTCGGCAACGCGGGACAGGTAGGCATTGAATTTAAAACGGGTTTCCTGACGCATAGTCTTTCCTGTTGGGTTAAATCTGGTTGTCTGACCGGGCAAGCCTGTCGCCCGGCGATAAATTCACGACCGTTTAGCAGTCGGTCAGCAGCTCATCGCCACCGCCACCGGTGGAGAGCTTGCGGCGTGGCTGCGTGGTGCTTTCGGTGTTATCCAGCGACGTTTTTAACTTGCTGAATGCCTGGCTGGTCTGGTCAGCCTTCGTGGTGACGTCCTTTTTCAGGGTCGCAAAGGCATTTTCCAGCGTGGCAAGACGCTGTTCAGTGGCAGTGAGGTTTTCCTGCACATGTTCACTGACGGTCGTCACGGCTTCATGCACATCCTGAAAACGGGCGTCATCGCTGGCCTGTTTGCGGCTGAAGATCGCTTTCACTTTGTCGCTCAGGGCGGTAAAGACATTTTCCGCCTGGTCTTCAAACTCCAGCTCGGCGAGAGTGGCGACGGAAATCAGGTTGCCCGGCTCGGCTTTGAAGCGGTTGAGGGGGTTAAATTTGGCACCCCGGCAAAATTCGAGGTATTCGGTGCCGAGGCTGGCCGGGTCATCGGTCACGGCGAGGCCGACCAGGTAGCATTTACCGCTATTGGCGAAATTCGGCTGAATTTCCATTGAGGTGTAGACCTTCTGCAATTTTTTATTCATTGCGATCAGGTCATCGGTCGGGGTGATTTTGGCGAACAGCGCCAGCTTGCCTTTCAGTACCGAATCGTCGTCAATCTTTTCAGACTTCAGCTCAACCACATCGCCGTAACGGCTGAACGGGCCATCCGGCAGGATGCCCTTCAGGTGTTCGAGGTTAATGCGGCAACCATAGACGCGGGGGTCAAAGGTCTCGGCCATTTCCTGAATATCCGTCGCGCTGATAACGCGGCCGTCACAGGTATCGCCTTCGACGCCGATGCGAAACCATTTTGAAACTTTTTTTGCCATTGTCAGGAGTCCTGATATCGGGTTAACGGGTCGGGGTTAGTTTCCCGACGTCGCCGCCCACCCGCTATCAATCCCGGATGGCTTATCCCTCACACAACAGCACCTTAGCGATTCGGATCACCCGTTTCTTTAGCCTTGCCCTGTATCAATCACGGCGAGGCATCCATGACCATCACCACCGACACCACTTTATTAAACGACCCGCGACGCCAGGCGGCTTTGTTGTACTGGCAGGGGTTTTCCGTGCCGCAGATAGCCGAAATGTTGCAGACCAAACGCCCGACAGTGCAGAGCTGGAAACAGCGCGACCAGTGGGAGGAAACCGCACCGCTGAACCGGGTCGAAAGCACCTTAGAGGCCCGGCTGATTCAGCTCTACGCAAAGCCCAACCTGACACCCCACGATTTCAAGGTGGCGGATTTTCTGGCCCGACAGATGGAGCGCTTTGCGCGCATTAATCGCTATGGCCAGACCGGAAATGAGGTTGACCTTAATCCCAATGTGGCCAACCGCAACAAAGGCGACCGCAAAAAGCCGACAAAGAACTTTTTCAGCGACGAGGCTATCGAGAAACTGGAAGAGATTTTTTTCGCGGAGTCTTTCGAGTATCAGCTCCGCTGGCACCGCGCCGGGCTTGAGCACCGTATTCGCGACATTCTTAAATCGCGCCAGATTGGGGCGACGTTCTACTTTTCCCGCGAGGCGCTGCTGCATGCGCTGAAAACCGGCCATAACCAGATTTTCCTGTCAGCGAGTAAGACGCAGGCGTATGTATTCCGCGAGTACATCATTCAGTTTGCCCGCCGGGTCGATGTCGACCTGACCGGCGACCCGATTGTCATAGGCAACAACGGCGCAAAGCTGATTTTTCTCGGCACCAACTCGAACACCGCGCAGAGCCACAACGGCGACCTGTATGTCGACGAAATTTTCTGGATCCCCAACTTCCAGAAACTACGCAAAGTGTCGTCGGGCATGGCCTCACAAAGCCACCTGCGCAGCACCTACTTTTCGACACCTTCCACCCTGGCACACGGCGCTTACCCGTTCTGGTCGGGGGAATTATTCAACCGGGGCCGCGCCAGCGCCAGCGAGCGGGTTGACATCGATATCAGTCATGACGCGCTCGCCGCTGGCGTGGCGTGTCCTGACGGTCAGTGGCGGCAGATTGTCACCATTGAGGATGCGCTCGCCGGGGGCTGTACGCTGTTCAATCTGGAGCAACTCAAGCGCGAAAACAGCGTCGACGACTTCCGCAATCTGTTTATGTGCGAGTTCGTTGACGACAAGGCGTCGGTGTTCCCGTTCGAGGATTTGCAACGCTGCATGGTCGACAGTCTGGAAGAATGGGAAGACTTTGCGCCGTTCGCCGACAACCCGTTCGGCTCCCGCCCGGTCTGGGTTGGATACGACCCTTCGCACAGCGGCGACAGCGCCGGGTGTGTGGTGCTCGCACCGCCGGTTGTCGCCGGGGGCAAGTTTCGCATTCTGGAGCGCCATCAGTGGAAAGGCATGGACTTCGCTACTCAAGCCGAATCCATCCGCCAGCTCACCGAAAAATACAACGTCGAGTACATCGGTATCGATGCTACCGGCCTCGGTATTGGCGTCTTCCAGCTGGTTCGCTCGTTTTATCCCGCCGCCCGCGATATCCGCTACACGCCGGAAATGAAAACCGCAATGGTGCTGAAAGCAAAAGACGTTATCCGCCGTGGCTGTCTCGAATATGACGTCAGCGCCACCGACATCACCACCTCGTTTATGGCAATCCGTAAGACCATGACCAGCAGCGGGCGCAGCGCCACCTATGAGGCCAGCCGCACCGAGGAAGCCAGTCACGCGGACGTCGCCTGGGCGACCATGCACGCGCTGTTAAACGAACCGCTTACCGCTGGCAGCGGCCAGGTAACATCATCCATTCTGGAGTTCAACTGATGAGTAAATACAAAGGCCGCAAGCCACAGCCACAAAAGCGCCCGCGCAACATGAAAGACAGCGCGCCCCAAAAAATTGAGGCGTTTACCTTTGGTGAACCGAGCGCCGTGCTCGACCGCCGCGATATTCTGGATTACGTGGAATGCGTCAATAATGGCCGCTGGTTCGAGCCGCCGGTCAGCTTTAACGGGCTGGCGAAAAGCCTGCGCGCCGCCGTTCACCACAGCTCGCCGATTTACGTTAAGCGCAACATTCTGGCCTCAACGTTTATTCCGCACCCGCTACTGTCACAACAGGATTTCAGCCGCTTCGCGCTTGATTTTCTGGTGTTTGGCAACGCGTTTTTAGAGCTCCGAAAGAGTGTCACCGGTCGCCCGCTGAAGCTGGAAGCGTCACCGGCTAAATACACGCGGCGTGGTATTGAAGATGATGTCTATTGGTGGGTGCCGTCATTCGACCAGCCGCACCCGTTCGCGCCGGGATCTGTATTCCATCTGCTGGAGCCTGATATCAACCAGGAGCTGTACGGCATGCCGGAATATCTCAGCGCGCTAAACTCCGCCTGGCTGAATGAAGCGGCGACGCTGTTCCGTCGCAAGTATTACCAGAACGGGGCTCATGCGGGTTACATCATGTATGTGACGGACGCCGCGCAAAGCGGTACCGATGTTGAGGCGCTGCGCGATGCGATGCGCAGCTCGAAGGGGCTCGGCAACTTCAAAAATCTGTTTTTCTACGCACCGCACGGAAAACCGGACGGCATAAAAATTGTGCCGCTCAGTGAGGTGGCAACGAAAGACGATTTCTTCAATATCAAAAAAGTCAGCGCCGCCGACCTGCTCGACGCTCACCGCATCCCGTTCCAGCTGATGGGCGGCAAGCCGGAAAACGTCGGTTCGCTCGGTGACATCGAGAAGGTGGCAAAGGTTTTTGTCCGTAACGAGCTCATACCGCTACAAGACCGGATGCGCGAGGTCAACGCGTGGGCCGGTCAGGAGGTGATCCGGTTCAAAAGTTACACCCTCGACACCGAAAGTGACTGATTTCCGCCGCCTCCGGGCGGCTTTTTCTTACCCTCACGCCTGACCGCCTCAGAAGCCCGCCACGCCCTCAAACACCCCCGCACCGCCCACCGACACCCTCGCGAACCAGCGCGGCACAGCGACGCGCTCAGGCTGCGAAAATAAATGCGCAAAAGTACGCCGGCGCGCAGTGCTTTCCCCGCCTCGCCTGCCCGCTTCGTGGGTCGGATTTAATGCAACTGCAACATGTCATCGGATCCGCGCCAGCTCTGGCGGCGATCGTCAGATTATGAGGGAAAGCCTGCATGCAGAATGATGCACTTAATGCATGCACAGCCATAAGGATGGAAATTATCGGATAAAAAAGGGATTTTCTAACGCCTCGCACAAAGCGAGTTGTTCAACCCCGACGACGCAAAAAGCCAGTTTTTGCGCCATCGCGGTTAGCATGTTTAACGCCAGCTTTCGTCTTCCCATACTTCCTGAAGGATACCGTCCAACGCTTCACGGTCTGACTCCTTATCGAAACCAAGTAGTTCGACGCCAGTTACAGACCCTTTCTTAACAGTAACCCGTGTGGTTGGAAAAGCACATCTCACCTTACGTGTTAATTCATTCTGGAAAGCATCGACTATCTGCTGACCTATTTTTTGTTCTTTATCCAGCGTGATATTGATTCTCATAATCTATTCAGCCTTATAGAAAACTTCTTCTTCTTCGGGTTCTTTATTTTCACTGTTTGCAAGGTCAGCAATGAGAGACAGGGCGAGCTTGAGTTCTGACGGTTTGCAGTTTGCAATCAGAGACACTTCGGCGATGAATTGCACACAAGCCCATTTTTTCTGTCTTTGGCTGAAATATTCATCAACCATGAAATCCCTCCCACAAGTATCACTGTATATCCATACAGTATCATGTATGAGCAAGGGATTAAAAGAAAAATTATCAATCGTGATTAGTCTGTATGTTAATGAAATCGATGAATATTAAATGTCATCTCTGGTGCTGCTTTGCTGCTAACCCCGCGACTCGATTTAGGATTTGTCTGTCCTGTGCCTGGTGTGACGGTGCTGCCGGGAAAATTTCACCAGTTGCAGAACCACGGCACCATTTGCCATTTATGCAGCTTTTTCCACCGGCAATCAGGTGCAAGGCCTCACCCCGGCTGATGGTTTCGCCGGTCGTGAGCTTAATCGCGCCTATTGTTCTGTCAATTGCTGAGCTTTGTTTATCCGTTCCGTGGACAAAATCACGCCCTATGACCTGTTTTTTATCCCTGAGCCGGGCCGTTAACTTACGCCTTTCACTTCGACTCAACGGTTTGGATAAATCCAGCTCCGGCGGATCGCTTTCGCTTCCCGTACAGTTATTGACAGAACTCCGAGAGGGCGCAGGAGCGCCCTTAACGTCAACGGCCAAATCAACGGCACGCTTCGGCACAATTTTCCACTGCGTTAGCCGGGTTAAAATCGGGGTGTCAGCGCCGACGGCGGAATCGTACACGCCGCGAATGCAGATAGTTTCCTCACCATACTGGTTAAACTCGGCGCGAGGCTCATACAGTGTGCGCACCTGCAAATCGTCGCGACGGACAAACGGGCCACCCTGCGCATTAACGTAACCAGCCCAGTCACCGGCGTCAGCGGCATCATGAACGGCGGCAAACTCAACGCTTAAACCGTGCGCGGTCTCGGTATCAGCGAGACGACGTAACTCGCGATATACCGTCACCGGCGCGCCACCGATAAACTGAAATTGACGGATGTGCCAGCGAGCCGCCCATGCAGATACGGCCGGGGCGGTCTCTTTCAGCAGTTCACCGCTTTCGTCATCGGTTTCACCATCAAGGGCATAGCCATCGATATTTTTTGAAATGTATTTAGCAACATAGCCGGTAGCGCTGCCCTTTTCCGGGTCAATGGCCTCGGCATGAAAGCGCGCTTTTTTGGCTTTATCGCTTCTCAGTTCTTGGTGGTCTTCCTCCCACGCATAATCACGAATGATAAGGCGCACGCGCTCGACGTCCTCCGGCAACATAAACATAAGCATGTGCCAGTGCGGCGTTCCGTCGTGATGAGGCTCGGCAACACGTATGCCGAAAATGCGGATTTCTTCCCGGTGCAGCTTGGCGCGTATGCGCGCCCAAAGGCCGGTTAGATAGCTCTGCGTGTCCGATGGGCTGGCACCATTCCATTTGCTGTTACGGTATCCCGCTTTAGTCGTGGCGTGATATTTAGACGGTGCAGTCAGGGTATAAAACTCCCCGACATAACCAAGTTCATTGCAGATATTTTCAAACCCACGGATGCGGGTCATCAGTTCGCAGCGGCGTATCGCAGGATTAGCGACCGAACCGTCGTATTTTTCAATCAGGCTGATGCGGTTGCCGTCTTCGTCTTCGAGATCCAGACCTTTGAGAAACTCACGCGTGCGGCGCTTCTGCTCACGCCAGTCTGTCACGCAGTTTTTACTCGCGTAGGCGTGCTTGTTCTTGCTGACGTTGCCGACTGCAATTTGTAGGTGTTCGCGCCATGCCGACGCGACACGACGCAGACGATTTCGCCACCATGACTCAGTAAACATACGGATTACTGCGGGGGCGATATCATCTTTGTTGAAGTATTTATTTGCCACGCGCTCCCAATGGGGAGGGGTGATATTGAATTGCAGAGAAATAAAACCAGCGTGCATGTACCAGGTGTATAGCGTTTTGAGCTCACCAAAACCTGAGTCATCAATATTTGCCAGCTCAGAACGAATGAAGTTAGCAATGTCACCGGCCAGCAGGTCAACATCGGCGCGCGGCATATCAGGGAGACGGTTATATCTGGCGACAAGATTAACCATACGTGATGCCAGATATTGCATTAGTCGGGTATCAAAATGACCACCGAAAACGGCGGTTGATACATTGCTGTTGATACCCGCGCTCTCGTATTTTTTTGCGACCAGCTCAAGACGCGGCAATGCCTTTTTGCAGAAACTGATTAAAAAAGCATTGGCTCGTTGACTGCCCTGATTTTGTTCCAGCACAGTAGCTGTGCGATAAACGTCAAAACGTACGCACTCTGGCTGGAGAGAAAGCATCTTTTTTGCATGCAGCAAAGCCGCGAACATACGGTCGCGGCGATACTGTTGGTCATAGGTAAGATATGGGCTGGCTATTGCCGACCGTGGAGCATTCCACGGATAAGCATAGTTAACGCTTACCCGCATAATTCCCCCATTTGCCTACGCTGTATGCTAAGCATCACATAGCCGGGAGCCCACTCGCTAAGGTCAGTTATATGAGTCACCAGCACGTAGACAAATGCGCCGGTAAAACCGACCTTTTTCGGGTCATATTCGCAGGCTCCGTACTCGTTTAAGCAAAGTAAATCCCCTACAGCAAAAGCACGGTCAGCACGGCGAAATTCGGCTTTTTTTGTTTCATTGATGACAGCCTGAAAAAACTCAGGCCGAATTTTTAGTTGATGTGTTTTTCTCATGCCGCCGCCTTGATAGATGAGGCGCACATTTCTCCGATACGCTCAATTTCATCAGCCATACCTTTGAGCGATTGAATTTCTGAGTTTTGAATATGGTGATGAATCAGCCCGGAAATAAGCTGATTAATTTTTGGGTAATAGCCGATAGTGTCGAGCCATTCCTCGCCAGCTTTTTTACCAGACTTAACGACTTTTTTTTCATTAAGGATGAATTGATACTGGTCGCTGGTAATAACCCATTTGTCACCTATTTCTATGCGGAGGCTCATGCAACACCCCCCAGAGCTAACGCCCTGACAAGCCCTAATGTCATTTTGCAGTCAGCTAAAGCTCGGTGCGCTTGCCCCTCAAGCTTTACTCCTTCACGTTCAGCGGCATCAACCAACTTATGCCATTTATACCCCTTATATTTCCCCGGCTCACCGCGATATTCTGCATATAACATCATTGCGCAAACAGAGTTATATGCGAGCATATATGGCGCAGCTACAGAAGACTGTCCATGCAATGCGTAAGTCTGTTTAATTAGCCGTATGTCATAATCAGCGTTATAGATAACAAACCCAAACCGCATAAATAGCTCTTCCAGAGTCCTGCATATATCTGTCCACGCAGGGGCAAAGGCAACCATTTCATTGGTAATGCCATGAATAGCTATTGCCTCATCAGGAATAGGCTTTGTAGGCTTAATAAGCGTATTGAGCATGATAGATCCATGACTATCAATAATGCATATTTCTACTATTTCCGCATCCTCGCCCAAACCTGTAGTTTCTGTATCAATGAATAAAAAACCTTCCTCAAGCCAATACCTTGCTCGTTGGCTGATTGTCATTTCTTTTGTTTTCACACTGCACCTCCGTTGTAATGTTTGTTTTTCAGTTCGGCGATTTGCTGGCAGGTCACGCAAAAGGCCACGCCCGGAATCGCAATGCGGCGAGCCTCCGGGATTGGTGCGTCACATTCTTCGCAGGTAAAACGAGATGGCGCAGCAATACGGCTGCGCGCGTTGTTGATAAGGCGCTCACGTTCTGCCTGTTCGCGCTGTTGTGCGATATCCATTGCGTCGGCCATTAGTGCAACTCCTGAGATTCGTTTTCATAGCGGGTGGCTTCGCGGCGCAACAACTCGGCCGCTTCGATAGCGTTTAAACCTTTGTTAGTGATATGGGTAGCCAGTGCCTCAAGGCGGATTGAAACGGCTAAAGCGCGGTCTTTGCGTTCTTCTTTTTTGGCTGCTTTAAATAAAGCTGCTAATGCATCATCGTCAGCACCACTCGGTGTTGAAAAATAAATAACTCGACTCATAAATCCTCCTGAATTTAGGCAAAAGAATGCCCGGCTGGTATACGCCATTAATTACGGGTTTATTTAATTAGCTAAAAAGCATTCATGGATGGAAATATGCCGTGGCAAAATCCCACCCCAGCGGGAAATTTTATTCATTGACGCAATAATCAGCTTGCGGCGCTCCATATCAAAATACTCATATGGTTTACCGACTTCATCAGAGCGAAACGCGCCCGGATTATTTCGGTTAGCAAGCGTTAAAACCACAAACTTAAAATCTTCATCAAGCTTATTGAAATTACGCAGCGCCTTATTTTCTGTTGCTTTCAGCTTTTGATGAAACCGTGCGAAACACTCCTCGCCGGTCATAGTCTTCGGTTGCTCTGTAATACAATCAGCATTGCTAAAAAGCTTGCTCGCCTGGGTATCATGAGCTGAAATTCTTTCGTTCATTTTGCCCCCATGAATGCATTTAAAAGCCGCTTAACCGCAGAGACTTTTTTTGCTGTTAAGCTGTTCAACAATTCGGACTGAGAGCTGCAAGGGTGCCAGCGCTGGCCGTCCTTACCTGCGATCCAGCCGTGGCCGTAGTGCATGCCGGGACTTTGCTTTTTAAGCAGAGACGCGAATGACGGTTCAGTATTCAACATAAGCACCTCACATCAGACCGAATGAGGCACCGAGGCCGCTCATGGTGTCTACAACGCTTGTCATTGCCGGGTTAGCCTGAAGCCGCGCATGCAGTGCCAGCGCCGACAACGACAACATGCGAATGCCAGCATTAACGCTTTCAATCATGTTGTGCTTACGGGCAGAGGTCAGGCGTTCATCAGATACCGCACCGCTCGCCAGTTCGCCGAGTTCACGCATTGCGCGCATGACATAAGACTGCAATTTGTCTTTAGCCAGCTCATTAACTGGTACACATGGCAAGCAATGAATCTGCGCCAGAAAACCATCAACGAGGGTTGAGTCTTCGGTCAGGTCAGTCAGCAGCCACAATTCAGGCGGTGTGAACTGGTGAGGCTGTTCCGGGTTGAGCTTGTTACGTAACGTCTGAACATTCATACCCGCACGCTCGGCCAGTTTCGCCATGTTGTGACGCTGCGCAAAAGCGCGGCATGCTTCGTCATAGTGTGGATGTTTGGAAACCTGAAAATCAAACATGCTGTAACTCCCTTTAACTTGCAAAATTAAGTTACTGGAATACGGCATAGCGCGAATTAATCGCCTGAGCGAGTAATCGCGTACGGAAGGCAATCATATTGATACGGCCGAGGCCACCCTCTCGGGTACGGGGCACCAGTAGCAGTTCGCCGCGCTTTACCATCTCTTTAACGGTGTTCAGGCTGCATCCGTACTGCTTTGCAAACTCTTCATATGAGAGGAAGTCCGGGCCATTGGGGATTGCAATTTGAAGATTCATAGGTAATTATCTCCGGTTAGATTCATTTTTAGTATGTTCTCGCACATTCTCAGGGTGCAGGACGGATACTACTTTCCATATGAAAACCTGTAAAGGTTAAATTGAAAATAATTTAGGTATCCAAATGGATAAAGAAGAGCAGTCCGTCAGAGATGTCATTGATAGAATCCTTGTTTCTTATGGAGTTAGAACAAGACAGGCTTACTCTGACCTCGCAAAAATTCCATTGCCCACCATTAGTAATTGGGTCAAGCGGGGTAAGGTTCCTGGAGACTACATAGTCCAATGTGCTCTCGATACTGGTGCAGACCTTAAATGGCTTATGGAAGGTGGTGAACTTACAAATGTAAGATTTGAGCCCGGTCATTACCCTATGCAGGGAATACGACTGATGGAGGCAATGCAAAGCTCAGGCGGGAAAGAGATTTTGCAGCGCATCATGCAGGCTTACGGCTTTACCATGCAAAAGGAGCTGGGCGACCATCTCGATATACCATCCGGCACGATGAGCGCTTGGGTTCGCCGTGAGCACTTCCCGGGGGATGTTGTTATCGTTTGTGCTTTAGATACGGGAGCATCTTTATACTGGCTTGCCACAGGTAACGGTGGACTTTATGAAAGTAATGTGACCTTACCCACAGAGCAAACGGCATTAGCGAAAATTAGAAAATACCGCCTTGAAAACGGTGAATTAAAAAAAATAGGTAACTGGTTGGCTGACCCTTCAATGATACCTGATAATCATGATGGCCTGATGTTTGTTGAAGGTATGGGTAAATCTTGGCTGGTTGATATTTCTGCGAAGAATATTGCTAACGGCCGTTGGCTTATAAGTATTGATGGTGCAATGGACGTGTTCAATGTGATTCGGCTACCCGGAAATAAAGTTCGGTTGTCCAATGATTCTGCTGAATTTGAATGCAATTTATCTGATGTAACACCGTCAGGTACGGTTATTTTTACAATTGAGAAACATATATAAGGGATTTTATGATGCGCTCATTATTTGCTATTGGATTACTTGTTCTCTGTTCATCTGCGTTCGCAGCCGAGAAAACGCAGGCGTTAGATGGAACATCATTTGGTAATACATGGCCTCTGACTTTTGAAAAGGCTACGGTTTCCTGTGTTAATGGTGCATATGCTTTTGTATATGATACCGCTACAGATAACCGCTATCCTCTTAACGGTATGGCTTCCAGCGCTGTTAAGTCCGGAAAAATGGAAGGTTACGATTTAGATACAGTATGGAAAGATGACCCTAATTATCCTGGTGTAAAAATGTCAATATCTCCGGTTTTAGATTCAGCCCTGAGACTCTGTAAATAATTTATTAAAAAGGAATTGGTAATGAAAGAAAATAAACATGTTGAGAAATTTAAGTCAAGTCATTTGAATTCAGGTGAGTCTGTCATTGCGTGGGGGGAAGGATATATCGGTAAAATGATGGGGAGTGGAAAAGATACCCAACATAATGGCGCGTTAATTGTGACAGAAACTAGAGTTGCTTTTTATCGTAAGGGATTTATTGGTGAGGTAATTGAAACTATACCTTTAAAATCTATCACCTCTATTGAGAGAAAGTCGACACTTGGTCATAGGGTTATAAGGGTGCATACATCCCATGATGACCTTGAATTTAAAACATTCAGCAAAGAGTCAGAGCTTGCCCTCGTTGAAGCAATTGAGAGCGGGCGAGGGTTGAGCACTGAAACAGTAGCACCTGAAAAAAATAAGGCGAGTAACGACCCTTTCGAACAACTCAAAAAATTATCAGAGCTTAAAGAGGCTGGGGTGATTTCTGATGAGGAGTTTCAGGCTAAAAAAATCAAGTTGATGGATCTGATTTAAGTATCCCTCGGTATGGGGATGATACCTCGGTTTATAAGACAGTCTATTAGCCACAGTGCTAGATGTAGCAAATAAGGGGGGGATTTGACTGTTAAAAAACTTTCATCCGGTGAGTGGCTATGTGATTTTCGCGTTAATGGGAGAGAAAGCCGTCGCGTGCGTAAACGCTTCACCACCAAAGGTGAGGCAGTGGCTTATGAGCAATATTACCGCGATGAGGCCAAAGATAAGCCGTGGATGTCAGAAAAAGAAGACCGGCGCAAACTCAGCGAAATTATTCAGCTCTGGCATAATCTGCATGGGCAGGCGCTGGTTGCCAGCAAATCCCGACTGGCTAAACTGCAAATTGTCTGCAACGGATTAGGCGACCCGATAGCATCACAACTTACAGCTAAGGACTGGGCGCATTATCGTGACCAGCGTCTAAGCGGCAAGATTGACAATGGTTATCATAAAGACCCGGCCAAGTGGGTAGCAAAGCCGATAACGGTCAATCGGGAGCAGCAATATTTAGAGGCCGTATTTAACGAGTTAAAGCGGCTAGGGGAGTGGAGTTTACCAAACCCTCTGGATGGCATTCGTGTCTTCAAAGAGGCTGAAAAAGAGATGTCCTGGCTGACGTTAGAGCAAATTCCGCAGCTCATGCTGGCATGTCAGAAGTATGGACATGAAGACCTTGCACAAATTGCCGAAATTTGTCTGGCAACTGGTGCGCGATGGGGAGAGGCAGAGCGGCTAACTCGCCCCCAACTTTCGCCATACAAACTGACGTTTACAAAGACCAAAGGCAAAAAGAATCGCACTGTTCCCATCCCAAAATGGCTCTACGAAAAATTATCTACCCGTCAAGGGAGGATGTTTAAGCCCTGCTATCAGGAATTCAAGAAAATGCTTTTGCTCACAGATATTGAGCTGACGGAAGGGCAAAAGACCCACGTCCTGCGTCATACTTTTGGGGCGCATTTTATGATGAATGGCGGCAACATTCTCGTACTTCAAAAGATACTCGGGCACGCAAACATTCGTGAAACAATGAAATACGCACACTTCGCTCCTGACCATCTTGAGCAGGCTGTCGAGCTGAATCCTCTGAGCTTGATAATGTCCACCGAATGA